GGCACCTGGTGGTGCCCACGCGATCAAAAGTCGCGCTTTACCTCTTACTAGGTATGGAGTATTAGAATATGTTTACTAGAGAGAGATCTCGGGTTTACCCGGGTGATTGGGACTGTTATGATTCGTTTGGTCGTTTATCGATCAAACAGTTACAACCGTTCCCTCTAGTCTTCTACAATAAAACTCCATATCGGGAAGGAAACTTGGGAGATAGCACTGCGTTGAATAACTCAGGGCATTCCCATATGTTGGATGACGGCCGGCCCGTAAAAGGGGCAGTTTGGAAAAACTGCCTCCATAATACGTCTAAGCTGGCTGTCTTCGGGAGTGATCTCGTAAATTGTAAACCGTATACCGTCATAGAAACAGACGGTGTAGGGCGTACAATGGAGTACACTCACGAAATCCAACAGTTCCCGCTACGTCATGTAGCCGCATCAGCTGCCAAATCAAGGCAGAGCGGACTAGATACGTATGAACTGCGTCGTGTGATACCGGATGGGCTTGCTTTATCGCGAGCCTACGAGGACATGCTACCGCAGACTAGTGACATAGGACACAACACTACTTTTCTGGTATTTCTCGCTGAACTGCGAGACTTCAAATACCTAGTGAAGTGTCTTAGGTCCCCGACGAGACAATTACTCGACTTACAGAAGCTAGCGCACGTGAAGAACCTTGGAGAGGTTATTCGCGAGCTGACTAGGCTCGGCGCTGAAGGGCGCCTACTGATCGAGTACTGTATTCGGCCGTTCATCTCAGATTTGATGAGCATCAAAGACGGAGTCTTTGGTATGCGATCATTTCTGAAGCAATGGAATAAAGCCGCTACTGGTCGCGCGATTTATGTGCGCCACCGACGGCTAGACTCTATTGCCCCTGCTTGGAGCCCAGAATTGGGTTCCGAGACGCAGGATGAATACTACATTCACGGACTCTTCCCTGGTGGGAAAAGGTACCGGTTGATGACCAAGTCATCATACGAATGTATCGGATTCGCGCACTTATGGTACTACCCAGAGTGCGTGGAGACCGGCGGAGTTAAGGATCTCATGCGTCGTTATGACGCACTAGGTTTAGGGCATGCGGGTTCCAATATCTGGAACGCGATCCCCTTTTCCTTTCTCCTTGACTATGTCGTGACTACCGACGAGTTTTTCAGTCAGTTCGACAAGAACATGACTGTTTTGCCCGTCTCGGTAGCTGGTTTCGGGTGGTCTGTTAAACAGATCCTCGGCTCTCAGGCTACCGCGAGTGCTATGGGAGCACTCGGGCAGGCCGTTGCGTATAGAACTCTATACGAGCGTTCTGCTTCCTCCGCGCCTGCACCCTCGGAGGGTGTCCCGGCGATATTCAGGATTCGTCCTGATAGACTACGTCCAGTTGTCCCTAGTTACGGACAGATGGGTAACGTAGTCGCGTTACTTCGCGCAATGAAGCGCAGGTAGCGTGCCTTATGGCAAACCACCAGTAACTAACGAAAGGGAGCACTTATGCTTCCAGCAACACTAACCACGCACGTAGTTGCAGACGATGCCAACATCCCGTCAGGGACAATCAGTATCGATAGCAGCTACGCCGCGGTTCGTATAGGCGCGAACGACACGTTGTATCGCTCGGCCTCGTCCACTCTGGCTGATCCTCGGACACTTCGCGTGTCTCACGAGTATTCGGCGAGTGGGGATATCGTGAACTCTGCCATCATCCTTAAACAGGAGGTGACAGATCCGGTCACAAAGAAGACCGGCTTCGTCCAAGTGACGCTCAAAGTTACGAGAGATGACTCCCTCGTAACCAAGAATGATGTCCTGGCGGCCATGCTTGAAATCGGCAGCATCGTAGCTGCTAACACAAGCGCGACCCCGGCGACTGTCACGGACGCAAGCGGAGCGAGCTTAGGTTCGAACCTTAGCTTGCTCTCGTTCATGAACGGCGAACACTAACATTCGTTAGATCGTCGGTCCACGCCGCTCCCTGTGGAGGGAGCGGCGTATACAACAATCAAACCTGCTGGAATGTAGGTGCTTGAATGGTACTCCTTATGGATAGCCTGAAAAGCATTTCCCTTATATGGGAAACCCTCGCCAGACAGTTCCACGTAACACAACCCAGCATAGATACCTATCAAAGGCGTCTATCGGCTGAAGGAGCGTCATTTGTCTTCGATGAACTGACCCAACTTGGTCGGTCATTTGACAAGTGCCTTATCTCCGGAGAAGTGTTCTCTCACGAGGCACGATTCGGTAATGTTAAGGGGGCGCCCTACCCGGTGTTTCTCTCGGAACTCTTCCAAAGAGTTCTTACAGAGGAACATAGGATAGATCCCGCCTGCGATCCTAAATACATCAAGTACATCAGGCAACTCTGCCTGCTGTGCTATAAGACTAAGGATCCAGATGGAAGAGATACTCGTTTGGATGAGACTGTTGTTGACAGTTTTATCCACCGTGACGCGGTTCTTTGTAAAGAGAATCACGCCGCTGTCCGAGCCTCCTACCGCAAGGCAAGAGGACTCATCGGAAGAGTACTTAGAGGATTAGATCCCTTAAGTATAACTCCAAGACATGGTTCTGGTGCGACTTCATGCCGCACTCAGAATCAGGATAAGTATCACTCGTTCCGCTTTATACCGCGATTGAACGCGGTATTTGAGTATAGCGAGTTTTTCTTCTATAACCAACAGCATTTATGCGATGAGCTCGAAAAGCTTACCGAAGCTGAGGTTATACTGGAACCCTGCGCTAGACTGGTAGCTGTCCCAAAGGACAGGCGCGGACCTCGCTTAATATGTTGCGAGCCGCGTGAATTCCAGTTTATACAGCAGGGATTGATGCGTTTGTTATATGATCGTGTTGAGAAACACGAGCTAACCGGCGGTTTCGTTAACTTTCGAAACCAAGATATTAACCGGCGAGCGGCATATAATGCTTCGATATCTGGTGGTTTCGCAACCATCGATATGAAGGACGCATCAGACCTCGTCCGCATGGAACACGTCGAGCAGCTCTTCCCGACTAATTGGGTCAGAGCGTTCGATGCATGTAGGACACGTTACGTTGAGTTACCGGACGGACGTATTTACGGACCGCTGCAAAAATTCGCAGCTATGGGGTCCGCAGTATGTTTCCCGGTAGAGGCATTATGCTTCTGGGCGCTGTTACGCGCTCATCTTGGCGTGGATGTATTGGTCTATGGTGATGATATTATCGTACCGCAGTCTTGCGCATTGCAAGCTTGCTCCACCTTGGAGGCTTTCGGCCTTAAGGTGAACGCAGATAAGTCGTGCTACAGGACTCCCTTCAGGGAGTCGTGCGGCGGCGATTATTTTTGCGGAGTCGACGTTGGTTACGTCAAACTCAGAGCGGTTCCCGATAATACTGTCGAGACTCGAGTATCTACTGTTGATTTTGCTAACGAAGTTAGCAAAGTTTACGGTGGGTCACTAGGGAAGGCTATTTGCTCTATAGTTGAGGACCTTTATGGCCCTCTTTTCTATAGTTATAGCCGATCGTCGCTTCATGGTAGTGTTGGTTCGGGTCCTTCAACGGATCCGGGTTCCATCGCTATAGAAGTGTCGACCTCTGAGGCGCTGCCCGCGAGTAACGATGTTTTCTTCAAACGTCGTTATAACCGGGATCTCCAGCGCTTCGAATACCTAGTACCGACTGTCGAGGTTCCGATCACAAACCCCCGCATAGCCCCCCGATACCATTGGGGTGAGCTGTTGAGGAAGGAATGTGAGAAGAACCACGAGCACTTCGACGTCGGAGTCTACGCAGATCCTGTATGCTGCACCATAAAGTACAGGTGGA